CATTATGGCAGTTCTCTGAACCGCACTCAGTACAACGATATTCACCTGTTATGCTACTCATATTACTTCTCCTTCTTCAAATTCTTCTGTTAAAAAATCATCAATAAGACTTGCTACATCATTGCTATGAACGTCAACATTAATCTCATTGTCGTCTTCATCAAATGCTACTAACTTCCACGATACAATTTTCATGCTTCCTCCTCCATATCAGAACAGTCTAAACTTTCGGTTATAATCATGCGCGCCTTTTTAGCTTCGTTTTCTTGTTCATCAAGCATAGCCTCAATTATTTTAGGTGAATGACCCATCTCAGCTAGACTTTCCCATGTATATTTACTCATGTTACTTCTCCTTGTGTATAAGTGTTTTCAGCCCGCGAACTCGATTATTCTTGGAGATATTACTCAAGAGAAAAAGTCCTCTAAAGATCCTTGTGTGCCATAACTTTTATCTACTAACCAACCTATGGTGGATACAATCACATTCAGTGGATCAATGAATGACTTCTCAAACTGTGTATCATAGTCAACCATCTTGTGTAAGTCTAGCTCTTTGGGTAGTTTTGTGATAAATGAGAACGCACTACATTGATATAGATTAGGTTGTTTTAGATTGATAAACTTAATCTTATCACCTTCTTGTATGTAAGGATACTTACGACCTAGTTTATTCTTTCTGATAAGATGATTGTATAGTATGGCACCCTTACAATGTATAGGAGCACCTTTTGCAAACATTTGATTTGCGTTACTAAACTTATCTAGTCCATTGACTGATCGTGGATATGCAATCTCCTCTGGAGAAAGGTTCATAAAATCCTCTCGGAATGTTTGTATGAATGTATTGAGTTCTTTCTCGTTCCCATTCATAATGATGGACAGAGCCTCTCTAAGTTTTGCACGAACAGGTGCAGGAGTAGATGACTTTACAACCTCTAATCCCATTACTTTGAGTTTAGCTTGTTTATATTGAACACCCTCTGAATTGTGTACGTTCAACACATAACGCTTCTTAGCAGTCCATATACCCTTGTCAGCGATGACTTCTCGGGCCATCTGCATCTTTTGTTCGTAACTGTTTACATATTGATGCAAGTCCGTATAACACTTGTCCATAAATGGTTCAATTTTATCTCGAGCCACAGAGTCAAGGAAGGACACAATTTTTTCAGTCTTTTCTCCGTCTGGATAGACCTTATTAACAAGTTCGTCAAAAACAACGTACACCGAGTCCGTATCACTTGCAATAACGTAGTCTTTGTTATCAGTCTTAAGCAACTTATTAAGATATTGATTAACAGCACGCTCAATCCAACGAATAGCAAGCTGACCACTTGTAGTAATTGCTTCAGCAACCAGAAGGTCATAGTAGCGAAAGTATGCATTCCCGATTGCACCATAGACACTGTTAAGTGATATCTTCTTGGCCATCTGAATGTTGTTATACTTTGATATATCTTTGAGTAGTTTGGGGTCTTTAGTGTTTTCATAATCTTGTTGTGCCTCTAACATAAGTTTTTTGAATTTTGACCTATCATTATACATGGACTGCATAAGTTCTGGAAGGAAGCCCTGTTTGTTTGTCTTAAACAAAGCACCATTTGGTGTCAGTGTTACTCCTTTGAGAATAGAAGTATCCACTTCTTTGTTGAGTAGTTTATCTACAGACATGTTTGGAACTTTTTCTTGTGCAACAAGAGTTTCAGTAGATATGTTGTATTGCATAATTAAATGTGGATACAATGAGTTAAGGTCAAATGACATAACCCATTTGTGCATACCGACCTGTGGGTCTTTTACATACGCCCCTTCAAACTTTTCTGCTTTAGAATTGTGTTTCTTTTGTGAAATGACAATATTCTTTTCACGCAGATAGTTGTAAATGAGAATATCCCAATACTTGGTAGAACCTAGTACATCCATGTAGTTGACTTTTGCATCATAAGCCATAGTCAAACATAGTTCAATGAGTTTCATCTTGTCTTCAAGTCGATCAACGATTTCCACATCCATGATGTTGTATTCGATAAACGATTGAAAGTCTTTTTGATACCACTCACTAAATGTTTCATAAGGATTGCCGTCCTTACGATCACCTAGTTCAACAAATGCAATGTGGTCAAGTCGATATGACTCTTGTGCAGTATAGGTAAACTTACGATAGAGGTCAAAGTAGTCTAAGTGAGAAACACCCTGTATATCAAATACCTGATGCTTACGACCCATCTTAAACACTTCTCTTGAGAATACACTTCTCCAAGGCGATAGTCGTTTGACCTCATCTTCTCCACACAACTTTTCAATACGATTGCATAGATAAGGAATATCAAAGAACTCTGTGTTCCAACCTGTAATGATATCAGGTTGATGGCTTTCCCAGAATGAAAGGAACTCTTTGATTAGATGTAGTTCATCACTACATTCAACATAGGTCACATCATCTCGGTCATTCTGGAATTTACCTACACCCCAAACAACAAACTTTTTACTCTGGTGGTTTTTTACTGTGATGGATAGAAGTGGTTCTGCAGCTTCTTCTGGACTTGGAAATCCATTCTCACATTCAACTTCAATATCAATTGTGACAATAAGTATCTGGTCAACATCATAGTTTATTCTGTTGGGATACTCATCAGCAATATAGTTATAGGAATACATGGTACTACCATGAACCAATTCTGGTTGGTTCTTGTAGTTTTCAACCCACTCTTTTGCTTCTTTGATTGTATTGTGTTGGATAGGTGTTACATACTGTCCTTTTAGTGTTTTCCACTCTGTAGGAGAATTGACAGGAGCATAAAGTGTTGGCGAATATCTGACTTTACGACAGACACGTTCGCCATTTACTACTTCACGCAACAGTAGGGAATTACCCCATTGAAGAATATTTGTATAGAATTTCATTATGTAATAATACCACCTTTAGGGGTAAATGTCAAGGGTATGTGTGTAATTTCATTTTTTATTTTTGTTAAAATTTCTTCGTTCACCTGTAGGAATATTTCCAGTTAAATTCATAAGATAACTATCTACGATAGCCATAGATCGGTGACATAACTCAGGATGTGCTGGATATTCTAGCAACATCATCGGGATGCCCACTCGCCAACTACGATAGTTTCCACTGTAAGGATTGTGTTCCGACATAACATATCTCCTTTAAAAAATAAATTACCATTGATGAATACAATTAGCAATAATACATACACAAGTTATAATGTTAAGTAATGCCCAAGATGTTCTTATATATGCAACTTTATCTGCATCTTTATTGTCACTAAAGGCTTTGTTTCCTAGTGCTTTGCACCAAATTTTCCAACAACCACTCACTTCTTTTTTCTGCATTGATTTTCTACGTCCATTTTCTTTTATAAGAAGTATCACCATCTGCATATTTGTGATTAATTTCGCTATGATGTTGTTCATCTGCTCTTACACATTTTATAAGATTTGATAACTTTGCATTCTTTTTCATTTTGTAATATTCAATTGCTAAACTAGGTGCAGGCACATTTTCTACTTCACCTTGTTCTACCATACCCAAATAATCAGTATAACTTCTAACAGCTTCTTCTTCAAAGTATGCAATCATTCTATGTGCAAGTCTATAACTAATAATGTAAATTATAAAATAAAATATCATAAAAATAATTTGTGCTAACACAACTAATAGTCTTTCAAACATATTAGGTTTAGCAATTGCAATAAAAAACATTAAATGCATTCTTTCATTTTCTGCTTCCTCTAACATCTCTCTAATGTCAGGCCCCCAACCAGTTTTCATTTTTCGCAGACTTTTAAAATGCAACCACATACCAGCAACCATGCCCGGCACCCCTGCTACAGTTTCTAACACTATTGCTCTATGTCCATAGCGTTTGGCAAAGAATGTGTCTGCCATGAAACGGAAAAACTTTGTCATTGACATTGCAAACCAATCTCTCATCACTTCTTTTTTCTGCATTGATTTTTTATATCCCATTCACCTAAAAGAACTCCAGCTGGTTTTACTACAACATTTCTGAAAACTCCCCAAAGTTTGATAAATTCTTTTTGGGCCTCTGTTTTTTCTTTGTTGTTATTTTTTTTCAAATCGTTTTTCCATTATACACACATATATAAGTATAATTGGCAGTACGCAAAGTATTAAACATAGAGATATAACTTTAAAAACTAAACTAATAATTGTTCTTATCATTTTTTTGATCTATAATCTACGATTGCAGCTTTAATTGCATCTTCTGCAAGTACTGAACAATGAATTTTTACAGGAGGTAAGGCAAGTTCATTTGCAATTTGAGTATTCTTAATGACTGAAGCCTCATCTAAGGTTTTACCCTTAACCCACTCTGTAAGAAGGGAGCTTGAAGCGATAGCACTACCACACCCATAAGTCTTAAATTTTGCATCAACAATAATACCAGATTCTACTTTTATTTGTAATTTCATTACATCACCACAAGCTGGAGCTCCAACCATTCCTGTGCCAATATTATCAACACTTGGGTCAAACTTACCTACATTTCGTGGGTTTTCGTAGTGATCTAGTACCTTGTCGCTGTATGCCATATATTAAGACTGACCTACTTGTTTAGCTAAAGTGTAATTTTCTGCAAAAACTTCAGCTTCATGTTCTGAAGTACAAGAACCAACAAGCATATCACCCCACAATACTTCAAACAATATACTATTGTTGGGCCCTTTAGAGCTTTTAACTTTCGCTACAGGGGTTGGTTGCTCTCGTCCATATTCAGTTAACAGTTCCATTCAATATCTCCTTGTTAGTCATCTTTAAATTCATCTGGGTCAACAAGTTGTGACCACTTAGATAATTTTTTACGTTTAGCATCAATAAGGTTTTCCATCTCTGTGTGAGATATCACATCCCATTCTGCCATCAACATAATCATGCACATGACATCACTTATCTCAGTTTTAAGATTAGCTATTTCCATAGTATTGCCATACAATTCATTTCTTCGTAGAAGTTTGGAACAAGCTTGTATTAACTCACCACATTCTTCCATTGTAATTACTAGAAGCTCTTGACGAGCATCTAGTTTATTCATATCTGCCATAATTTATTCCTTAACTTATATAATATACTAAATTTTGGTGATTGTCAATGATTAAATTGGTTAAATATAAACAAGGCTAAACAAACCCAAAAAAATATCAATGCAGGAAATTCCATAATCACTCCACAAAAAAACTTCTATTTTTAATATGTTCTTCTTCAATCGACTCTTTAGATTGACCATAATATGCTACTGCATGGTGTTCGTCAATCATATTTTCATTGAGAATACTTCCATCTTTCATTTTAAACTTTCCAAGTATTCTACCATACTTACCCTTACCATCTTTACAAGTAATAAGTGTTTGGGCAGAACCTAGAGGCATATGAGATTGTACATACTCTTTTGCCATCAGTCCAAATTTCTTTTCTGTCAAATCTCTGGTTCTGGACTCTGGTGTGTCGATACCATAAAAGCGTATTCTTTGCTTATGAAGCCAACAACCAAAACCTAAGTCGATATCAACATCTGTTGTATCACCATCAATAACTTTAACTATCTTACATTTATATTCGTACATTTCTTTTCCTATTATACTGCAAAACTCTCACCGCAACCACATGATGCAATGACATTTGGATTTCTGACAATTAAAGATGATCCACCAAATTCTTCTACCCAATGAATTTCACAACCTTCAATGAAAGAATCAGCTAAGTTATCAACAACTAAAATGTCGTCAAACAAAGTACCATTTGTATCATCATCTACTAAATCCCATTTATATTGATAACCAGAGCAACCGCCACCTTCAATGGACACTCTAGCATATCGACCATGCAGACCTAATCCGATCATGGAATCTAAATATTGTTTTGCTTCTTCAGTTATACTGACCACAGTTCCCAACCTTTAGATGTGCATTTATACTTATTAGACCCAATTAAAACAAAATCGTTTAAAGATGTGCTTCGACAAGTTTTTTTAGATCCTAAATAATTAACGTCATCTCTAATATACCAAGCATCACTAATGCTATTGGTTAATCGAAATGCAAGTTCACACTTTTCTCTATCAGTTAATTTTTTATCAACATCAACAGTTGCAACTGTTTGTGGTTCTGATTCAAATGCAGAATGAATAACTGTAATAGTTTCCATAAAATTCTTTCCGTAAGTTTTTACCAGACTACTCAGCATCAAGCAGCCCCCCAATAACGTGGTCGTACAGTCAAACATTTATATTCTTTATCCCACTTACCAATATTGATATCAGTGTAATGCGATCTATGAAAATAATCAGTCATTGCATCATCATTATTGAAATATGATGGGCCTTGCATTGCATCTAACAACTGTTGTAGAAAGTCTAGTGCATCTCCTGACCAATGTTTGTCCAGATGATACTCGTTAACTTCAGGCATAAAACCACCAATTTGAGTTGTATGCGTGGCGTCTTTTGCAAAGTCAATGCAACCTTCTTTGATGTTGACAACTAAAGTGCTGTAATTACGAACTGCAATGGTTGCTTTCACATTATATCTTTTAAGAACTGCTTTAATTGCAGGAGTTAACTCTTTTTTGTCTTCTTGACTGATGTAAGCCATAATTTAATCTCTCTCTTTTTTGATTTTGTATAACCATTATGACATACTAATCAACAAAAGTCAAGTCTTTTCGAGCTTTATTTTCGTTTTTTCTTCGATAATTCGTTTGCAACCCATTGTTTTCCTAATGGATTTGATATTTTTGCTAGTGCAAGCGATTTTATCTGTTTATATACAGGAGTCATTACATCTTCATCTGTATCATTGTTGTCTACTACGACAAAGTTTTTTCTGAAATACTGACTAAACTTACCAATATTGGACTGTACATCTTTCCAAGACTTAATTACAAGTGATTCTGGTACACTACGACTGCGTCTTTTATTTCTTTCAAGTGCAGTATCTAAAGATGTATTTACGAAAACCATATGAACATCGTAACCAAGTTGTTTTAACCTTGTTGCTTCATCTGAAATCTTCGCATAGTTTTTTCCTGTGCCGTCAATGATAAGACCAAGACGGCCTTCTACATAGTTTGATTTTTGTTTCTGAGTAATCTTTTTTGCTTTAGCACGAACAGGGTCACGATCATATTTTTCTTCATCAGGCATTTTTAAGGACAAATTCGCATCTTTCAGATATTTCTCGAATGCTTTATCAGAGTTGACAATCTTTAGACCTAGACCGCCAGTAGTTTGTCTTACAACATAAGACTTACCACTGCCGGGCCCACCAGCAAGAAAGAATGCCTTTAATATATTAGGGTCGTATACGCCCTCTTGTAATTCGTTAAATGAAATCATTTTGTTCCTTTGTCCTTAATCCTGCTACCTAAGCGTAGTGTGTTTTCTTGTTCTGTATGTTTGGTTTTAATTTTTCTACAGTACTCAATAAATATTTATCCGTTTCTGAAATTAGTTCAACTCTCCTATCTCGATTTACAAAGTTTAATTTACGCATTTTTGATTTAGTTTTTTTCTGGGCCATTAAGCGCTCCTAATTAGATTGGGTTAAACATAACATATTTTATATGACTATAGACATCTCCTTTTAGTATGTAAGTTCTCTTATTGCACCTTCTTTGCCAAGAGGTTCT